TTCGAGTAGCGGATTTCGTACATAACTTTGAACAGTGATCCGTATTCCTCAACGTTGATTTGCGAAAGGAGATTCTGGTTTCCGTTTGTTCCAGAGCCAATCGGTCCCCATGCTGGAATAAGCGGGAAGGACGCGCCCCACTCGTTGCTTGCTGTTGCAGTACCAAGTAGCAGATAAAGAGCCTGAACAAAAGAGGCGTTGTCGTAATAAACAACCCCAGAATAAGTCGTCGTACGGGCGAGGTACTGAGTCTTCCCGTAGACGTCAGGATAGGCAGGATCGACAAAGCCGATAAAGCGTCCACCCTGTCCAGTCTCAAAGCACGCGCCGTAGTTGCCTTCACAGGAAGGGACCACGACGGGCTTGCCGGTTGTGGCACTCATAACAGTTACTAAAGGCCCAAGGGTCGAATCATTGTAAGCGCCGCCAAAGTCACCAGGAAGACCAGCCAAAGGGGTTCCTCCGTATCCGCTTGCTGCCGTAAAGAAGTTCGGGTGAGTAGTGATGTTCTCGGCGGTCAGTCCGTTGGCCGAGGACGTGTTTGGGTTAGTCCTAGTCCCATCGTTAGCCCCTGGGTCAATGCCTACGTAATCGCAGACTTGCACCTGAATCCCGGCTGCGTTGAAAGTGGATGTCTGCTTATGCAGCTTTAGATACTCGTAGCCAGCAACTGGGAAAGCCTCACCGCGATTGAAGTCAAAGCCAGAGTCTTTATCGGCGTTATAGGTAGCCGAGCAAGTCCGCAGCCCAAAGCCATCGTCAGATACCTTCCAGCCAAAGGTAAGTTTTGGTTCTATGAGGTCGTTTCCAATGTCAATGCGTGCCATAAATTACATTCCGTAAGGGGTGTATTCTTCTTCTTTCGTAAAGTCAGTATTTACAGTTTTAACTGCGTTTGCCATTTCTAAAGCTGCAAGCATCTGCCGTTGAACTTCCAGTTGCTGAGTCATATTTTCTAGCACCGGGTTAGCGCCTACGCCAATCACGTTGCCGAAACCATCAGGGCTTTTAAACTTAGTTGCGCCTCCTCCGTCCATCTTCTTGCCCTCCGCTTCTTGAGCTTTGGCCCAATCATCGGCAGCGCCACGTTGGACCCAGTCTAGTTCTGTAGCGTCCTTAACGCCGGGAAGTAACTGGCTCATAATTGCGGCAAATGTCGAAACAGGGGCTTCAACAATTCCCTTCCAGAAGCCGCGATCATCCATGAACTTTTCGGTAGATGCCTTACGGCCAGCCGCGCTTAAATCTTTGGCCTTGGCTTCATCCTCTTGCGCCTTAAAAAAAGCGGCCATGCGAGTCTCTTGGGCGCTGGCGTACTTGTCTTCACCGGCGGCAAGGGTGTTAAATCCTTCCTCGCTCTTTTGCTTGGCCTTATCCATAGCGTCGCTAATTGCGCTAATTGCCCCCTGCAGCAAAGCCATAGGCCCTAGAAACCGCAGAAAGATAGACGACACAGACATGCTAAAAGCATTTTCAACGCGCTTGGCGTTCTTCTCAATTCCGTTGAGACCCTTGTTAGTCTTGTCTGTGACCTGATCAACATTGGTCTCCCCGTATAATTCCCATTCAACGCGGTTCATTTGTGTGTTTTGCTTGAGCGTCTGACGCGAGGTTTAGTCTTAGCATCTTCAGCAAGTTTGTGGAAGTCTTCCATAATGTGTTCATCGTCATCTGTCATCAAGGAAACGTCATTTCCGTTTCGGATAGAAATTGTCGTATGATACCAGATAGCCTGCGACTCCGGCAAAGACCAGGCTACCTCTTCATCAAAGCCGTTTGAAATTAAGCTACTTACAACAGAGAGAATCCAAGGCGTTCCCTTTGATGAAGCTTGTTTGTTTTTATCCCAGAACTTAGGCCAGTTGCTTACGTTTGAGTATTGATGAAATGCTTTAACATACATATCCATTCTATCTGGCCTTGCCTTGATAGATGACATCCTGACAACGTCCATAAAAGTAAGTTTACGTACAGACTTTTCAGCGCAAATCTTTACAGCAATAAAGAGATCAAGAAGTGTCATCGGTTTATCTGGCGTGACAAGCGGTGACTCAAGCGCGTGCAGCGCCAACCTATGTTTGAGGCTAAACGGACGCATACGATAGCCGAGGAGACGAGTCTCTCCAGGAGCCGTGAAAGCCTTGACGAATCTGAGGTCCATCCTATTGCGTCCAGCCTAGCGGCCGGATTTATTAGGCTCCCTCGTAAGCCTTAACAGTGATAGAAACCGTGGCGAAACTTTTCGAACTGCCTTTTTCTGAAACTTTAATTATAGTTCCGTAGTAGCTAGCGGTAGCAGTTCCTTCAGGGTATGCGCTGTCAGCGTTCAGGGTAAACTCAAGTGTATCGCCAAGCTGCGGAATACCGGCAGCTTGAACAATACCGTCAACCGTCAGATCGCTCATTCGGTCATCTAAACGGTGAGTGATAGTAAGCCCTTCCTTGTCTTGAGCCGTGACGTCTAGGTTAAAAGCAGAGTCGCACGAGTAGGACTGCACGATCATGGCGGTTACGTCGTCGGCAATTCCCCAAATTAGAGCTGTTCCTACGGTTACGGCTGACATACCTATTGTTTAAATGGTAAGGTTACTGAGGGTTAATAACGACAACAACCGAAAAAGGCATCTGAGAGGCCCATGACCGCTCGTTGACCCCTTCCATTTCTTGCTTTGCAGTGACATCGTAGCAGAGGCCATCACCCTGAGATACAAAGACAGCCTTGAGCGCGGCTACGTTCTGCATAGCCCCATCAATGGCAGCGGCTCGTGCCCGGTGTGTTTCCTCAGTCTCATCGTCGGCAGATGTAAATAAGGTAATCTTAACGCTGCAGTCGTAGTTCCCCAAGCCTTCAGGTAATGCTCCTGGCGGCCCGGCGGACTCACAGAGTACGATGGCTTTCGGAAGCACAGCCGTTTCGGCGGTGTCCCCTTTGTAGATATTGACTCCTGCCAACTCGGTTTGAGCTGAGAGATAGGTCGAGACAGCAGACTCGACCACGTAGCGTACGGCTTTGGTTCCCATAAAGTGTTATTTGCGGCGTTTGTTTGCTCGGTTGATTAAGTCCGCAGCTCGACTTTCTAACGTGGATTGGAGGTTAGCAACTCGATTACCATAGACGATGTTTTTAACGTCAGATTCGTCGGCAACTCCATTGACGTTACCAATATTATTCCCAATCACAGCCATGATTTTACCGCGTAGTTTAGTTGTGGAATGTGTGCCAAATCCAGCATTATTGGCGTCGACCCAAGGCGCATCGTATACGCCGTAGTTTCTTTCTTTGCCGGACTTGGTGGTTGGCATTGGAACCTTGGCTAAGGCATCAGCGTACCCGGCCTTTACGTATCCGACTTTCTGCTGCCTTTCAGCTATGTAAGCGTTCAAGGCGTCCGTACTACTTACCATATATTGCGGACCGCCAACAGGGGCGTTCTTAGGCCAGCGGCCACCGACCTTGCCCTTATATTTATCATGGATTCCTCTTAGGTCAGTGGTAGGTCCTTCAATTGCTCGAAAGGAACCATCAGCGCGTGCTTTGTTAAGGTAGTTTTTTGCCTTCTGCTCTGATCGTCGAGGGTCTTTATCTTGAAGGATTTTACGCAATACTGGCGAAAGGCTTTTAATATTAGATTCCATTTGCTGCAAATACATAAGGTCAGAGTACCAATTTGCCCCACCTATGCCACGGATGGCGGCAACTACTTCGCGTAAAAAGACCGGCTTACCTCGGCTCGGTTCGTCCATCGGGATGAAAATACGACGGACGTCCTTAGCCAGTTTGCCCTTACCAGCTTTCCATGCGGCTTTGCTTAGTCCTTGACCGCCGCCTTTTGGCATAGGCGCGCTAAAGGTCATGGCGTCCCGGAGCATTAACCTGGCTTGCTCACGCTCAATCATCTCTAACTCAGCATTGGCATCGTCGGCAAAAGCCTTCATCGCCGCAACAAACTCGGCGCGGCTGGCTGGCTTGATTGGTGGACGATCCTTAGCCATTATTGATTGTCGTCGATGCAGTCTAGCTCGATGACGGCGCTGGTGAGTTTATAGGACTGGCCCTTGATGCGTAGCACTTGGCCATTAACCGTGAACTTCTTACCTTCGCTTAGGAAGGCCGCAGGAACCCCTGCGTCCACGGTAGCGACCTGACCCCCTATCCGGCCATCAGAAGCCGTCCAAGGGGCCGTAGCGGCGGCGAAACGCACCGTCCACATCTTCTGGTCAACGAAGCCACCAGCCTCAAAGCGTGGGGTGTTCATAGGACGGGACAGCCCGACGAGGAATAGGTTAGCCCCGACCGTAGCCGGGACTCCTATATCGGCCAGCAGCCCTTGGAAGTCTGGGAGAAATGTATCGTAAATGCTCATGTGTTGGGAGGGTGGGAAATTGGAGATACAAAAAAGCCCCCATCGCTGGGGGCTGTCTTAGGCCGTCAGCCCTGATTAGGCGCTGTAGACGGAGGCGATCGTACCAGTCGTGATGCCCTTGTTCGCGCCGAACATCAGTTCCATGGAGCCGATGAGGTTACGAGTAGCAGGGTCAGACCAGACGTTGTAGTAGACCGAGATGCCGAGGCTTTCGATCGGGACGACTTCGCTCACGAGGAAGTCGGCGCTGACGTTCTCGAATGAAGGGGCAGCAGCGGCCATAGCAATCGCTTCGGAACTGCAGGCGAATCCAGAAAGGTTGGCTTCAGACGGGAAAAGGTTAGCGTAGAAAACGCCACCGTCGAAACCGTAAGCACCAGCCGAGAGAGGCAAGCCAGTCGTGGAGGTCGGGATAAGCTGGCTGTAGATGCCCGGGTTAACGATCAGGGTCTTGCGACCAGCCTTGGAGACACCGGCCCAGAGGTCGCGGAGGTTATCAGAGCCAGGGGTAACGGTATTGTCAGCACCAACGACCGTCGCAGCGCCGAAGTTAGCAACGGTGATAGGAGCAGTCGCGGCGGCCCAGATGGCGTCGGCGAG